TTAAGAACCCAGGCACCACGGAAGTTACGATCTGCAGGTACGGTTGCGGTAGACGCATCTACACTATTTCCGTCTTTATCTACAATATATGTATTTACCATTTGTTACTCCTATGCGGCAACCTGTGAAATCTTCCACGAGTTACGCCATTCTCTTGATTGAGGTAATTGTTCTTTCTTACAGATAACCATCGTTTGACGGTTGCCTTTATTATATGTTTTCCAAACTTGCTCTGGGCAGTCTTTCATAATAAGATACTCAATAGCTTCTTCTTCTGTCATCGCCTCTACGGGTTCTGTCTGATGTAGTAGATAACCACGAGTATGCTTTTTAAAGTCAGGTTGTGCTTCATCTTTTGCTAGCTCGTGATATACCCATACTGGTGGTAAGATGCCGCCCTGTAGCGCACACGCCATCCAGTTAGGATCAGGCACAAGTATCTTAGCGCACTCATCTACGCTGTCTTCATAGATCACACGATAGTCTGACTGCACACCGTCTAGGTTTTCTTTAGCCCAGCATAGGCGGTCAAATAGGTGGGTGCCTTTGAAATCTGGTGTCTGGGTCATCAGGCGAGGTCTCCAAATCCAATAACTGACACCCTTTTGTCTACCAAATTTCCACTTGGGTCTCGTGTTTGACTCCGCATTTGACTAGCAGTTTCAAATCTGCCAAGCATACCTTGGTCAGTTGCGGTGTTGCTATTTGTACCTGCAACAGGGCCATCATCATCATTCATTGCAGCCGTCAGATTGTATCCAGTGTCGCCCGTTCCTGTGTCTGTTAATGAGGCCACGTTAAACGACGATGTTGTTGCTGGCGTAGCGTCCACAGTCCTTTCGGCATAGGCTTTAGCACTACCATTAACCACATAACTTGTATCCAGAGAACCTGCGGTTGAGTGTTCAATCTGGTCTGCTATAATTTTTCCAGCCATTATGCTAAGTCTCCGTGAGTCATGGTGCTAATTTCTTGACAGTCACTGGCAGACCTAGTGTCGATTGTGTAAGTTTCTATTTTCACAAGGTTTGTTCGTGGTAAATTAAAAACACTGTTTCTGTTGTTAAGTCCACTACCCACAGTAATTGAAATAGCATTGTCTGTTGCATTGTTCATTTGATTAACAAAAGATAGTAGGGTTTCGCCAGTTCCTGCGTCTGTTAAACTTGTTACGTTCAGACTTCCATACAAAATTTGTGATGCACCAAGACCTTGACGATAAAATGCCCACATTTTTGCCAGCCCCTGCTGCAACTGCATAGTCGCCGCACCGCCTTCAGAGGTCACTGTGATGTCACCAGCGGAGGTCTTGCCTGTTAAGGCGTCTACTTTTATCTCACTCATGCTAGGTCTCCGATTAACGCAACGCTTGTTATATCAACATCTAGATTTTCAGCGGATGATGAACTGGCATACCTTTGCCCTATCCTAGTTACCGATGTTGTTTGATTAGACGAACTATTTGTCCAACTTCCAGTGCTAAAAGGGCCAACTGTGCTGTTTCCAGATGAGGTGTAATTTACTGTACCCGCCGCAAGGATTGCATATAAGGCATCACTAAAGGCTGATGTGTTTGAAATGCTAGTGTCTCCAGTTCCATTATCTGTCAAACTCGCTACGTTTAGCGGTGAACCTACGGTTGCGGTTGTAGACACTGTAGTGTAACGCACTACGAGTTTGGGTGCTTCCTGTTTAGTCAGCGTGACTGGACTTGTGCCATCGCTGGCTACTAAGGTGTCTACCTTTACTGTACTCATGCTATCACCAATGTCGCGCCAGTACTTACTGTAATCACGACTCCTGTTGCAAGGGTTAATGGACCAGCACAAAGGCCGTTTGTATTAGCATCAATAGTAATACTAGTATCTAGTTGTTTTTGAGAAACTCTAATAATACCGCCAGTACCTGACTTGTCATCTCCCTTATATTCTCCACCTACTTTACTAAGAGCCATTATAAGCCTCCCCTATGTAACGAACTCCCACCGCTTTCTTACGGTGGAAGTCCCAGTTTACCCAATTATAGGGATGCTTAGTCCCTTCATCATCCGTCCAGGGTTTCCCTACGCGGATTGTTCTATTCTTATATTTCCACATATGGAACTCCTATCGTGCATTACTGTACTTAAACGGGTTTTCTGCAAAGGCTAGGTAGATGTAGGTTCCGCCGTTTGCGTTAGAAAAAGTACCTGATGTTCGTATTTTAAATCCATTAGATAAAAAGTCATTATAACCAGTTGTGCCAACTGCTTCCGCAGATGATGAGTTTGGATTTAAATATCTGATATTAAAGTTATGAGAGTCTCTTTGGTTATCAAAAACAAACCAAGAATTTGCACTATCAGTCCTTTTAATCATAACCCAAGCTGGCCTAAACCCTGTGTAGACAAACGTGCCATCTGTGCTGCCGTTGCCGGTGTAGCTGCCTACCTTGCTGTAGTTTTCAATGTTTGCGAAACAGTAGGCTATGTAGGTTTGACCAGAGTTATTTACAGAGTTTCCAGTTGAAATTGAAAACACTGACGATGTTGGTGTTGTATTATTCCAAAACAAGCTACTTGTTAATCCTGCGTCTGTTGTGTCTAACAATAATGCTTTTGTATTACCTAAAGAAGAATGATAAACAGCCCAATTATTAGTTGTGCTTCTGACTTTAACAATAATCATAGAAGGCTGAACGCCCAGCGAGTGTCCAACCGTAGCGTTAGCACCTGTGCCAGTATAGCTAACCACGCTAAACCCTGCGGCAGTGTTCGCAGATACCTGTGACGTAATGCTGCCATCAGTATTGCTGACCGCTGTGCCGCCAGCTTTCCAGTTCCAAGCGACAAATGCGTCAGCATTGTAATTTACTTGATTTCTAGAACCAAGGCTAAACCCATCGCTATCAAATGCAGTTACCGCATTACTGTATCCTGTACCGGCTTCACTGTAGCTTTCATTGGTTACAAGAGCAGTGTCAGTACCTACGCCTCTTACAGAGTCTTGTACAACATTATGTCCTGTGTAGCTGCTTGTGCCTTCATCTCTTGATTTTATCCAAACCCAGTCAGGCTGGAAGCCAACGCCAGTAATGTTTTGAGTTCCACCGTTACCAGTATACAGCACCGTATCGAAATACTCAGACCCATCAAGAATCTCAGGCTCTGGAAAATTAGCCGTACAAAGCGAAAGATAATTAGCAGGCGGTTCGTACTGGAAGTTGCCCAGTTCGCTGTCATCGGTGAACGCACCCATTGGCTTTGCGCCAGAGAAGGTGCTGTCTTGACCGAAGTTGAATGTAAAAGATTGCGTCACGTTTGAATTACCCTTAAATCCATAGGGCATAACTTCATCAGGGCTTATTGAAAAACCGCCAGTATTTGTTTCTGGGTCTTGTGTACCGCTACCAAGCCAACTCCCATTCTTTGAAAACCAGACTTTACTGTTTGACATATCAACAGCAACGCCAATAATATCAAGCGACCAAGTTGCGCCAGTATCGTATACAATACTACCATCAACATAAATCTTTGCAGTGCCGCCACCACCAAGATATAAAAGCGAAGAACCAGAACCACTAAATGGGTTTAATTCAGCAAAGCCAAGTTTTGCAATACCCACTGCGCCGTATAAACTATTGTTTGGTTTAGCTTCAAAATAAATTAACTTAGAATTTGGAACAGCCATTGTTGCTGCAATGTTTTCGGTGTCACCCGCAGTTCCAGCTAGAGATACTTTCAGGTTGCCCTCGCTCAGTATCCAACTCGCATCCTTATCAAGTGGATTCATCACAGCAAAGTTATTCGTAGTACTATCAAGCAAGCTGTCACGATAGTCTAGGTTATTAGGTGTCCAGTCGTTATTGTTACCCGAAGTATCCCGCCAGAAAGCTGCGTCACGAGTATCGGCAAATGCCATATAGATGTATGTATTGGTAGAACCGTTTGTGCTAGCACCAGTGGCATTAAGCGTAAAGCCATCGATGTCAAATGATACAGCATCACCAGTATCCTCTGCGTCACTGGCATTAGCTTTCAGCCGTAATGTTCTATCATTTACAGTGTCTCGGGTGCTGTCGTAAATCATCCAGCCGTTAGTGCCGCTATTGGTGCGCTTAATCATAAGCCAGGCTGGTTTGAAGCCCAGACCAGTCACAACATTGCCAGACGAACCTGTGCCGCTGTATGACCCGATAGATGAGTAGCCAGCCACCTCTGCGAAACAGTAGGATACATAACCATTGTTTGTTTTGTTCATTTCATTTGCAGAAGAAACACCTACTGTAAATGTATCTGAATTATAAGCCTGATAAAATGTTGTTGATGTGGCTTTTGCACCAGTAGTTTGTAGAGTTAAATAATCATTAACATTAAATCCTGAAATATTGCCAATACCCACAACCCAACTTGAAGCATTGCTTAAACTTTTTGTAATAATTATGTTTGGGGATACCCCCAACCCGTGTCCGATAGTTGAGCCATTGCTTGATGTACCATTCCATTTGACTATGCTAAACCCATAGGCAGGATTAGCCTTAACCGTGCTGGTGATTGTGCCATCAGTATTGCTTACGGCTGAACCGCTGCCAGCATCCCAAGCCCAAGCTACATAGGTTTGACCGCTTTGGCTATAAGCACCGTTACCGCCAACAGAAAACCCATCAGCGTCAAATGACGTTAACCCGTTTGTCACAGTTGTTTCTGCACCTGTTGAACTGGTAACTAAATGCTTGTTAACGCCTCTAATAGTATCAGTTAAAACGTGACCAGATGTTGAACTCCGTTCTTTAATCCAAACTAAATTTGGCGACAGCCCTAACCCGCTTATGCTTTGCGTACCGCCATTGCCACGATAGGTAACAGTATTGAACCCCTCAACAGTATCATCATTTTTAAACGGTAAGTGAAAACCATTAGTACCATACGTTCCATTGTAAACTTTTGGAATCCAAATGCTTTCCTTGAACTCACCAAAGTTTGTAGGTGCTAAAGCTTGACCGTCAATGAAGTGGATGTCGGATAGGTATCCGTCATAAGGCCCACTGGTTGCGCCATAAGATAAAGCCCCGATCATGTGAGTAGTACTTGAATTGATTAGTAAATCAGTATTTTGTGATGGACGGGTTGTTGAGGAAAAATCAGTAACTAGACTACCATTGACATACAACTTTGTTCTATCTGCGGCAGTTGATTGAGTGGTATCCATAACAACTACAAGATGATACCAAGCAGATGTATCACGAAATTTTTGTGTGGTTTTAAGATATAGAACTGTTGATGGTTGTTCAGAACTCAAAAGAATTTCGTGATTGGTGTCAAATCGAAACTGAAAATATGAAGAACCGCTTGTCCCTGCGGTAAATATTCGTTGTATGCTTAAATTTCCACGCTTAACCCAGCCACTCCAAGTCCAAGTCTTGCGGTTGCCAGCAGCATCTGGTGTCCAGCTTAGATACTGGGTCTCGTCATCGTTAAACTTTAAAGATTGATCAATAGTAAGTGGATAAAACGCGCTGTCGTCATACATCCACGGGGTTGCCCCTAATGGTCCACTCATAGTAACCCTCCTTTATGAGAATGCAAGCTGTGGTTTGCCTAGTAAAATACGTGTTGATGAAACATAAGTATAGGGTAAAAGATCAGTAGCGTTTGCTGCTGCAGATAATGTAATACCCGTTGCTTCTGATGTTTCAAAGTTACTCCCTAACGAGAGTACTCGACCACCTGTAGCATCTTGAATAAATACAATAAACCCTGTTTGCCCTACGCGACCTGTTGTTGGGTTAGCTAATGTAACCGCACCTGTCAGTGTAAGAATAAAGTTTTGGTATGCATCAAGATTTAATGTGGTGCTACCTGTAGCGTTAGCCGTTTGTGTAGTAGAGATAACACTAGTTGGAAATGCAATGTTATTAGCTAGCTTATTATCGCTCACAGAGCCATCTGGTGGTACCGTAGTCTGCACTGCTTTACCTTGATATACTACATAAAAATCATCACTGGCTAATACATTACCTGTCATGCTAAGCGCAGTACCATTGACTGTATAAGCAACTCCAGGATCTTGTCTAACGTTGTTAACAAAGATTTCAAGTTCGTTAGCATTAGCTACTGGTGTAGTTAAAGTATAACTTGCACCGCCATTACCTGTAATAACTTGTTTAGCAATAGAAGAGAAGTTTGTGTTTGCTTGATTACCAATATAAGGCATCGACTCCTCCTTTAGCTACTAATGTCATCAACAGCAGATACAATTACATCAACTGAGTTTGCAGTATCTGATACTACCCAAAGTCGATCACCTGAAGCGACTACAAACTTAGCACCGCCATCAAGTACTTGCAATGAAGAACCGGCTGGGATAGGTGCATCCTTAATAAGATAATAGTTATTACTGCTATTCTGTAAATAAACAGAAACTGTAATTTGTTGTGATACAATGTTAGCTAAGTTAATGCCTACAATTGTATCAAAAGAATCAAAGTCGGCACCATCAGGAATGTCAGTTGCTGAAGTTCCAATGGACCGTTCAATATATCGTCTAAAATTTTGTGCCATAAGAATCTCCTATAAAGCGATTGACATTGCAATGCTAAAGCCTTTTGTTGCAAAACTACTGGTGTCTGTTGCTTCAATTGCTACCCATGTACCTACTGGTGTACCTGTACCTGTTGGTGCTACTGTACAATATTTTACAGCTTGATCTGTTGTATTATAGTATAAATCACCTACAGTTACTGTTTTACCAGCAGCTTCATGTGCGTCTTCTGCCAATGCATCAGTTGCATAATTACCATAATATTTTTCATCAAAGTTAGCTACTGAACTAGCTGCTTGATCTGCCCAGTATTTAGCTGAATACTCTGAACCAGTAACAGGTGTAGCCATAACAAAGTTGCCACCACCCAAAGCCCATTGTTTAGCTGAGCCATCAGTGTTACCTGCTTGAATACCTACTGCATACTCTTTAGATGAGTACTCAGTGTTATCTGCAGTTGTAGTTGTTTCAGTTGCCCAGTCTTTTGCTGAACCACCGCCGGAAGCCTGATCGACCCCAGTGCCTCCAACAGCCCACGCTTTAGAAGAATAGTCTGTACTATCTACAATACCTGTAGTTTGTACTGCCCATTCTTGTGCATCAGTAGCTGAAGCTGTAGCTGATGTTGCTTGTGTTGTAGCTGTAGTTGCACTTGTAGCCGCATTGTTTTCTGATACTAAAGCTGCTGCTGCACTTGATGCTGAGTTTGTTTCAGAAGCACCTGCATTGGTTGCTGCAGTTGTTGCAGTTGTAGCAGAATTTGCTGCATTTGTAGCACTTGTAGCCGCATTAGTTTCAGAAGTCCCTGCTGCTGTTTCACTAGTGGACGCATTAGTAGCGCTAGTTGCTGCTGCCGAAGCTGAGTTAGCTGCTGCTGTTGCGCTTGACAACGCAGTATTAGCAGAGCTTGTTGCACTAGTGGCTGAAGTAGCTGCTGAGGTAGCTGAGTTACTTGCTGCTGTCTGAGAAGCAGCTGCGTTAGTTGCTGAAGTTGAAGCTGCGGCTGCTTGAGTAGTTGCAGTTGCTGCATCTGCTGCTGTGGTTGAAGCCGAAGTAGCTGCATTAGTAGCACTAGTAGCTGCTGCAGTAGCTGATGTTGCTGCTGAGGTTGCATCTGTTGCTGCATTTGTAGCACTAGTGGCTGCATTAGTTTCTGATGTAGATGCATTAGCTTCTGAAGTTGCAGCTGCAGCGGCGGCTGCTTCTGCTGCGGCTACGTCTGCGCCTACAATATCGGGGATACCATCAACCAGTGTATCTCCAAACAAACCCCCTGCGGAGGTGTCATCGGTAGCGCCTGTAAAGCTACCAGGTCTTGCTGCTGCCATTAAATTAACCCTCTCCCATTAAAGTTTACTTGTAAATTACCACCAGAGGCATTCCGCTGATTGTCTTCGTCATTAACTTCTAGTATTTCTGCTTGAAACATCTGATAATATTTAGATGCTTGAGCATCATCTTGCGTGTACGAGAACACTTGCGATAGTGCCCCATACAAAAGAATTCGTTCATTACTATCTCTAAGCCAGTTTGGTACTAAGTTACCAATGTAATAAGCAGATGTCACTGTACCTGCAGGGTCTGCCGCCTGTGCTGTTGTAGCATCTGCGTAGGCTGTTGTACCAGTGTTACTGTTAAAGAACAGTTGTGCTGCCCCAGATACACCAGAAGATGATACAGTTAAAAACCCAGCGTTATAGTTAAGTACTGTAACTGCATAAGTTGCATTAAGGGCTGGTAGTCTACGATAATAGTATAACTCAATGGTATTTGCATTATTACCTGAACCACCTTGACCAAATCCTGGTGTTAAATAAACAACATTTTGTTGCCTAGACCAGTAATTACTATTAGAATACTTCTCCCCAAAAGTATCATTAAATGTACGGATATCTACTTTTTCATTAAATACCCGTGTTGTAATACCACTCTCATCTAATTCTCGTATTTGAATAAATTCTACAAGATCATATGGTAGTTGTATTTCTGTAGTGCTTGATTGAACATTCGTTGCTGCTGTTGTAGCTGCAAGTAATAAACTCTTTTCATAAATAGCAACATTCTCTAATGGAGGTGCTCTTAAGATTCTATAAGTTTTATCTGCAGCGTATTTAAGAGCATCTTTAATAATGTCGTCACTAACTACTTCTTCGTCTTTATTAGACCATGTACGTACAAGATCTACAAGTTGAGCATAAGTCAACGCCATACTAGGCCTCCTAATTAAGTATTGACTAGCAGGTCACGGTACTCAGTCATCAAGATAGTTTTTAACCGTTTCATATTATTAGGATCTTGCATAAACTCTGGACTGTGTAGATCAAGATTATGTTCTTGTAGAATTTTAATAGCTACAATGTCAGGGATAGTTGCCATCTTACGATAACCATTTTGCCTAACCCCATAATACTCTTGTTCATCACGGTCTCGTTTAGCCGCATCCTTATATTTAGTTATATCCTGAGTTGCTTGCCAATCCCCAGATTGAAGATCGAAGCCAGCTGTAATACCGTTTTTTGCCCCTACAGTTTGACTGTAGAATTTAAAGTCTGTTTCTTTTGACATGTCCCCTTCTCCTTAATTAGGCAGGTTCTGTATACGCTACAAAGCGTCCAGATTTTCCAATGTATCCTAGCTCAGCGCCAGTGGGTGCTGCAGTAGGTGCTGCACCAGTAGCCACTGTCGGGCTTCCGATACTCAGATGCGTCAATTGATAGCCGCCACTTGCGACTTGTGCTGTACGCCATACACATGATTCAGCGGGGTAAGTATTCCCGTTAGCAGTTCTAATAACTAGCATTTACTTATCTCCTATTAATTTATTATTTTTTTCTTGGGTTATTTGAAGATGGGCTACATCCAGTGACTGGACCGCCTTTGTTATAATAACCCGAAACATTTCCACCCATTGCTTTATATGCGGGGTTCTTATCACTTTTCATACATTTACCAGCTGCCATACATGCTGATGGCGATGGACAACTTGAACAGAGTTTCATTTTTATCTCCTACAAAAAAGAAAGGGGAAGCCCGAAAGCCTCCCCTAACAATAGCCTAGTTAAGACCGTAGATAGCACCACAACCAAGTGGATTACGGACTTCAAGTGTAGTCTCTTCAACCATCATTCCGACAGTAGAGTCACCTTTCTGCCCTACGTCTACTTCCTGCATTGGACGCAGAGTAGCAACGTTGAACCACATTGGATCATAGATCAGTGCAGAGAAGTCTTTAACTTCAGTAGTCGCTGCAAGGTTTGCAGGTGTACCGTTTGAGTTCTGGAACTGTACTGAGTTTGACAAACCCATGATGTAGTTAGGAACTACCATAAGGTCACCAAAGTCTGACATGTATACGTCTACTGATTGACGAAGCTTACCTGACTCATCAATGTTCCGCTGCACACCAGTAGCACCGACCATGAGGTCAGAGAAATCACGGCGTAGCTTTGGAGACAACATAACCTTAGAGGCTTTACCGCCCTGCTCATAGATCTTCTGCATAACAGCATCAATATCTGTCAATGTCAGAGAACCTTTAGTAGGTGCAGCAGTTGTTGTCAAGGATGAACGGGTTACCTGAGTACCGTCAGAGACAGTAGCCGGAGCCGCCCATTGACCTGCGTATACTACAGTATCGCCTGAGTTAATGAATGACTGGTAACCACCAGCTGAACGTGCAGTATTACCCTGTACGCCAACAGCAGCCGATGTATTAAATGAGTGAATCATATCATGCTCAACGTCACGGCGAAGCTCAGTGCCACGCTTTTTCAGTTGATATGCATATTCGTCTGCGACACCAGCTTGATCGACTGCGCGGCGTGTGCCTGATACAGCGATTGTCTTACCGTTAATCTGGGTGTAGTTACCCAAACGTGTGCGGTATGGTCCAGTACGTGCAAAGCGATCACCAACTGCAGGTGTGCCTGTACCGCCAGCAACTGCTGGTTCGATATAGTCAGTACCTTCAGCAATACGAGATGAACCTGGAGTATCCAGTTGATCTGTCTGCCATTCATGGTAGATTGCTGTTGCTTTTGCCTTGCCAATTGAAGACATGAAAGGGGTTTCGTCACGAGTAATCATCGTGATAAAGTTTGCAAGATCCTCACGTTGTGAGACATCTTTGCCAGTTCCGCGTGCTGGTCCCTGTGGGCCACCAGTTCCGCGTACACCAAGAGTGCTAGTCATTATTTATACCTCCAAGGTATTAAAGATTTAATGATCGTGTAGCAAGTCCTCTTAGAAAATCCATTTGATCTTCGTTAGAAGAATCTGGATTTAAAGCCCGTTGTCGCAATGCTGAAGCTGCATCTTGTTTTTTCTTAGATTCAGTCTTAGCTTTACGGAGTGGGGCTTTTTTGGCAGGAGTAGATTTCCTCTTAGCAGTACCTTTTGTAATACCTTGTTTTAGTCTACGATAATCATCAACAAACTTAACAATGATAGGATCAGCAATTGAGTCTAGTACTTCGGGAGAAATACCCTCATCAATAGCAAAGGCCCTAATCGCAGTTGCAGTATCTTCGTTAAAGTCAGGAATAAGAGTAGGGATGGTTTCATTAAAGTAAGACAGTTGTTCCTGCCACTCTTTTGTCATCTGCTGCTCTTCTGATTCTTGAAGATTTTTTACTAATGTCTCACGTTGATTACGTGCATCCCAATAGTTTTTCTGAACTTGTTCTCGTTTATCTTTGAGTTCGTTAACTTCGTAAGTATCACCTTCTTCACGAGCCTTTTCAATTTTAGCTTCGATAGAATGGTACTCTTTAGAAAGAGCCTGTTCATTTGAATATAGAACAGCTGCTGAGGCTTTAGATAAGTTTTGGATTTCTCCAACCTTTTCTTGATACTCCTCTTCTAATTGTTTCCTTGCGTCACCGAGTTCTCGACCCTTCTTAGAAAGATGTTGTTCAGTGGAGTAACCTTTGATAAGGTCACCAAAAGAAACTTCGGTATGTTCGCCATCAATTTTGACAACAACCTTTGCTTCTAAGTCTAAGTCATCAGTAGCATACACATCAGGTTCATCGGTAGCGGATTCTTCATCAGCATCTTCTTCATCCGTGTCTTCTTCTAATTCTTCAACTTCTTCTTCAACTTCTTCGCTATCGGCTTCTTCAGATTCCATTGGGTCTTCTGAATCTGATTCGTCCGTGTCTAACTCAGGCACTTGCTCATCGGGTAGAGATTCTACGAAATCAGAGTTCCGTACAATGTCAGCCAGCAAAGCATCTTCTGTTTGACTAACCTCTGCGATAGAGTCATCCGTTTGGGTAGAATCTACAGGTGCTTCGGTATTGTTATCCATTTGCTACCTCCTTCTTAGGGGATTGCTTTGGGGAATTACTTAATTCTTTTTGATATCGTTCTACAAGATTATGCATATTAGTTAGGTCAGTAGAGTTAAGCTTTGCCTTACCACCACTTCGCATAGA